AAGTGGCTACTCCGGTGGACATCCCGAAGACCACCAAGACGCTGCGTGTCAAGGGCCGTGGGGCAGCCACAAGCATCCGTAAGGGCTCCGCTGGTCAGGCCTTCAACGTGGGCTACGGCTCCACTGCAGGGGGCGGGTTTGATTACATCTTCTCGGACTTCCAAGTATGTGCGCCTGCATCGGGAGCTGGCTCAGCGTTCGAAGCGTGGAACGCCAACACCACCCAGTGGGAGCGGATTGCGTTCGGCTATGGACTGACGAACGGCGTGGTCATGCACTCGTGCTACGCCACTCGATTCTGGAAGTGCTCTGCGGTCAACTTGGTTTCCTACGTTGTGTACTCGTACACCTCCTGCCACAACATCATCTTCGATGACTGTAAGTTCTATGGTGTGGGAGGGGTCAGCGGCTCGGTGCTGAATATCGCTGATGGTGGCGCCACGAACAACATCGTGTTCCAGAACTGCGACTTGGAATCTTGCGCGAACATCTACAGCGTTCCTGCAGGCTGCTCCAGTATCAAGGTCACGGGCTGCTACATCGAGTACGCAGTGAACCTAGAGTTCTTCCACCGGGGCATCTGCTACGGGGTAGACATCGACAACAACTGGATTGCCTACAACACGCAGGGCAACACCTTGATGACCGGTGGTGGTTCGCAGTTGCTGCAGAACATCCACGGCGGCCGCTGGGTCAACAACACGACTGGCGCGGCAACGTACCAGTTCGACGGCAACACCTGTCGTGACATCGATGATGGCGGCAACGTGCTGCTCGCTGGGTCTGGCCAACTGGGCCCGTCCCCCTTCGCCCCCGTTACGTTCCTCAATGCGTGGACTCAAGGCTCCCGCACGATTGGCTTCAAGAAGCAGCAGGATGGCACTGTGGAGCTCCGTGGGGTCCTCAACGGCTCCGGTGCGGGCACTACAGCCTTCCAGCTTCCGAGCGGCTACCGGCCTGCCCAGCAGCTCCGCGTGCCGATGCTGCACGAATCGGGGAACACCTTTGGTGCTCTCATCATCGACTCCAACGGCAACGTGGTCCCGCTGACCGCAACTGGTGGTAGTGCAACCATTGACGGTATCCGCTTCATCGCTACACCGCAGTAATCCTTCGCGCCCCTCAGGTTCTCTGTAGGGGCCACCCTCTTCTCTAAGGTTGACTCTATGACAACTCTTGTACCTCCGCAGCTCCTCAACCCAAGTGGCTCTACCGCTGGGCAGGTACTGCGCTCTACGGGGCCCAGCAGTATCCCCGGATGGGCGGCACTGGTCTCCGGTGACCTCCCGACAGTCCCTGTAGCCAAGGGCGGCACGGGCCAAACCTCCGCAAGCGGGGCGGCTCTCGATGCTATCGCTGGGTTCTCCTTCACGGGCTACATGAAGCGCACCGGGGCAGGTTCTTACACCTCAGTGGCTACCATTCCGATTGCTGAAGGCGGCACGGGACAGACCACGGCAGCCGCAGCATTGACGGCTCTCGGTGGGTTCCCTCTGGTGGGTACGGTTGCTGGCGGGAATGCAGCGGCTGGGCAGGTTGGGGAGTACCTCACGGCCTCCAATACGGCCACCTCGCTGACTACGGCAGTGGCTGCGAATGCAACCAGCCTCTCCCTGACGGCAGGGGACTGGGAGATTGAAAGTGTTATTACGTATGTCCCGACAGGCTCTACCAGCATTACCGCCCTATTCGCTGGGGCATCTGCAGTATCAGCAACCTTCGGGGCATTCGGCTCTTATTCGAAGACTACCTACGCTGCGGCTGGAGTAGTAACAGGCAATACCGGGATTACCGTGGCATCGCCTGTTGTTCGTATTTCTATCTCCGCTACGACTACGGTATATGCGGTAGCGAGTGCCAACTTCACGGCCTCCACTATGACTTGTGATGGCTTCCTTCGGGCTCGCCGTATTCGTTAATTGGATTAAAAGGAACAAGCGGGGGCAGTCCCAATAATGCCCTCGCCCTATCCTGCACGTCAGAAGAACAATAAAGACCCAATGCGTCTGGATTAACTAGGTCATGAAGAAATGCCTTCATTGATACCAGCTCAGCATTATCTCGATCAAAAGCAAAACCCCCGTTCCCCATTATCTTTCTCCAAAGTTTATTAACAGGTGGCTTACATCATACACGATGTGAATTGCATGTGGAACATCCGTTACAAATAACCCCTAACCGCGCGCACCCCTCATGCAACTCCCAGAACACACCAAGACCCTCATCACGCTGGCAGGTATCGGCGCTGCAATCACCATTGGCAAGCTCCTCTCCGAAGGCGAACCCATGAACCTCAAGCGGGTCACCGGCCGAGTCATCGTTGGCTCCGGCCTGAGCATGGTGGCATCCGCTGCTGTCGCTCTGTTCCCCAATCTCCCCACTGAAGCCGTCTGCGGTGTCTCCGCTGCGCTGGCTATCTTCGGGACCCACTTCCTCGAAGACCTCGTGAAGGTCAAGCTCGGAATCAACTCGGAGGCCAAGTAATGAGCCAAGCATCCAAGGACACCCTCAACGAACTCCACGGCCTCATCGCAGAGACCCTCGCAGGCGCCATCAAGGCCTTCAAGGGGAAGACTGATCCTGAGGACCTGAAGGGCCTTGCAGCCCTCGCTAACGTGGCCAAGGGCTTCCTGAAGGACAACGGCATCGAAGCCATCCCGGAAGCCAACAAGCCCCTCCAGAACCTCGCTGCAGTGCTCCCGTTCCCTGGCCACGTTGGCGGTGAAGGCGAGGACGATGAGCCGCAAGTAGCAGCAGGCTAAGACCGCTTTACAGCCCCTCTGCGGGCTTCCCATCCCTTACCCATACGCATCCCCTAGTGGAACCCTACGAGGGGCGTATGCGGCCTCTACGCGAGCCCTATGGCATCTCCTGTTAAAGACCCAATCGCTGCTGACCTCCGCAACATGGTCTTCGTCATCTGGCAGCACTTGAACCTCCCGGCCCCCACGCCAGTCCAGTACGACATCGCAGACTACCTCCAGCACGGCCCCAAGCGGCGCATCGTTGAAGCCTTCCGGGGAATCGGTAAGTCCTGGCTGACTGCGGCCTATGTCATCTGGTTGCTCTACCGGGACCCTGAAGAACGCATCCTTGTGGTCTCTGCATCGAAGGCCCGTGCTGACGCCTTCTCCACATTCGTCAAACGGCTCATCGATGAGATGCCACTGCTCCACCACCTGAAGCCCCGTGAAGGCCAGCGGGACTCCATCATCGCCTTTGACGTTGGCCCTAGCTCTGCCCACCAAGCACCCTCGGTTCGCTCTGTGGGTATCACTGGGCAGCTTACGGGTGGCCGTGCTACGCGTATCGTGGCCGATGACGTGGAGGTTCCCAGCAACTCGATGACCCAAGCACAGCGGGACAAGCTGAGTGAGTCGGTCAAGGAGTTCGATGCAGTGTTGGTCCCCAACGGGGAAATCACCTACCTCGGTACTCCGCAGACAGAACTCTCGCTATACAACCTGCTGACCGAGCGGGGCTATGAAATCCGCATCTGGCCCGCACGGTTCCCCAACGACAAGCTCATGGCCTCCTACGGCCAACGAGTGGCCCCCTTCATCACCAAGCAGTTGGCCAAGAACCCGAAGCTGGCGACTGACTGCAGTGGCCGTGGGGCACCTACAGAACCCTCACGGTTCCACGACCTCGACCTATTTGAGCGTGAGGCCTCGTATGGCCGCTCAGGGTTCGCCATGCAGTTCATGCTGGATACCTCGCTCAGTGATGAGAACAAATACCCGCTGAAGCTGGCTGACCTGATGGTGCTGGACCTGAACCCAGAGATGGCCCCTGTGAAGCTCGTATGGGCCTCAGGACCGGACCAACTGCTCAAGGATGTACAGGCAGTAGGGCTGCAGGGAGACAGGCTCTACAGGCCTCTATTCGTGTCTGGTGAGTTCGCTGAGTATCAGGGATGTGTCATGGCCATTGACCCCTCGGGGCGTGGCGGTGACGAGACCAGCTATGCGGTAGTGGCGATGCTCAATGGCCTACTGTACGTACTGGCAGCAGGCGGGCTCCGTGGGGGCTACTCAGATGATGTCCTTCAGGCCCTCGCTGATACGGCCAAGAGGTACAAGGTGAAGGAGGTCATCATCGAATCTAACTTCGGGGATGGACTCTTCAACAAGGTACTGACTCCCTTCTTGGTCCGTACCTACCCCTGCACCATCAGCGAGCTCCGCAGTAGCCAACAGAAGGAGAAGCGGATCATCGACACCCTAGAGCCGGTGATGAACCAGCACAGGCTAGTGGTGGATACCAAGCTCATCAAGCGGGACCAGGAGAACTACAACGAGTACCCCTTGGATAGCTACGCTGTGTATCAGCTTTTCTACCAGATGACACGTATCACCAAGGAGCGTGGTGCCCTCGCCAAGGATGACCGTATCGATGCCCTGGCGATGGCGGTAGCCTACTGGGTAGACACAATGGATAAGGACACCCAGAAGGTCCTCGATGAGCACCGAGATGAGATGCTCCGACTGGAGCTGCAGAAGTTCTCAGATCACGTGCTTGGGATGGCTCCGGCAGACGACAACTGGGCCGGTTCTTGGTGACCCGGTGAAACCCTTATGTAGCAAGCGAGAGCGAGGAAAAGTGGCCTTAACCCTCACTCTCGCAGAGGGATGAATATCCCCCTTATTGATTAACTAAAGATACTCTTATAGATACCTAGAGTTAGTCTTATAGGTGGCCTTGAAATTGGCTATGAGATGTACACCCACACAGCACACACCCATCAGGACACTTGGATGAAGTAAGGCATTGCAAACTCTGTGGTGTAGCCCTCACCGCTGAGAACTCGTACAAGAGCAACGGGCTGAGATGCAAGGTATGCAAGAAGGCAAGTATCTCCGATGAGCAGGCTATGTACGCCGCTGCTCGGTCCAGAGCCAGTAAAGGTGGATACCCGTTCACCATCTCCCTCTCGGACATCTCTATCCCCAGCACCTGCCCTGTCTTGGGAATCACCCTCAAGAGGCACAAGGGTACCCGCAGTGGCCCTAGCGATACCGCACCCTCACTTGATAAGATGGTCCCGAGCTTGGGCTACGTCCCGGGCAACATTCGGGTCATCTCCATGCGCGCCAATCGAATCAAGACTGACGCAACTGCAGATGAACTAAGGGCTGTCCTAAGGTACATGGAAGGGGTCCAATAGTTCTGGGCAAAAATCCGTTTACCCATCTGACACAGCCGGGGCGCGACTTCCCCCCGTGCCACCCGCCCACAGCAGGCAGGCCCTCACCCTCCTAGGCACTCTCTAGCTGCACCACTGGCCTACCCTGGGCACACCGTGAGCTCCACATGGTCACATCCTTGGGCACACCCTAGGCTAACCCATTGATTCTAAAGGGCTGACTGAGGATTGGTGATCCTTGGGCAGTAGATTCACACTAGATACACCACGCATCGCCCTAGGGGAGATGGTCCAGAGCACCGGGCTGTCTCCCCTTTTTGTTTGAATCCTGTTCCAGTTCTGAATTGTTTGTCTATGTGTGTGGGATCACCTGTTTGTTTTGCCCTTTCGAGGGCCTATAGACCATCCACAGACACCTCTAGGACCTCTCCAGAGCCCGTACAGCCGCCTCCTGGCCCTCTCAAGCTACCTGCCTATAGACCAACTACCGCTAGCCCCTAGGATGCCTTCTGGTAGCACATCAGTTCCTTTTCGATATTTCTTCACTTTGGGTGTTGACATCCGCAAGTGGAACGCTTAAAGTTCATCCAACGCAGCAAACAAACCAACCCAGGAGCCGACAACATGTACACAGAACTCGCTACCGGCATCATCCTTCTGCCGATCATTGCTGCACCGTTCTGCATCGCTGTGGGCTTCCTGGTTCTCAAGATCAAAGGTGAATAAGATGTCCCAGACAGCACAGACACTCCTCCTGCTCCTCTTCAGTAACTCCAAGGGGCAACACTCGCAACACATCAGAGCCGCAGCAGTTGACCTTATCGCTGGCATCTATCGTTGAGGAGCTAGGATCATGGGCCTTCCGCACCGTAAGCACACGAAGAGAATAATAGTTGAACTGTAGGGAATCTTCAGTTACGCTTCAGTCATCCACTAGAGAAACACAACACACCAGGAGTTACCAACATGAGCAAATGGACCGAAGCACAATGGGTAGCAGAATGCGGATACATCTCGATTGTTACTGGTTGCAAGGGCAAGGTAGTTGCGTTCAACCATGACACTGAGTGCTTCAAGCGTTACTGTGAGAT